GTACTTTGACATACGTCCTAGTTTAATTATATTTTTAGTTCTTCTGGCAGAAGGTGTTTTAATTGTAGTAGACTCATCAATAGCCATTAATGTGCTGTGTGAGTTTAAAAATTTAGCTGCAAAATCTACACCTTTTTTAGTTGATAAAGCTTCTACATTCATAATTAAAATATGAAGTGCTGTTCCTATTTCATACAATGTTTCTAATTTTTCTTGTTGTTTTTTTGTAATGTTTGACTGCCACAATACGGTCACATTCTCTATATGATTTGGTAAGTGAGTTGGTAGTTCTTGTTCGTACCAAGTTTTAACAACACCTTTGGGTGCAATAATTAAAGCACCATTTACTTTACCCTTATCATATAACATTGACATGTTATCGATTAATACTTTTGTTTTACCCGTACCCATTTCCATAAAGTACGCATACGTTTCTTTGTTCCATGACTTTTCTAAAGCAGTCAATTGATGCTTGTAAGGTTTTAATTTAAATTTGTAATTCATAACTTTCTACCTTGACATATAAGGTATGATGAATTATATGTCAAGCCATGAAAGCAGAAAATACAGTTTATGTTATACAGCATATTGCAGGAAGCCAAGCAGGCACTCCTAAAATAAATATTATAGGTGCAAAAGATTACGGTGATTTAGTTTTTTTATTACCAGAATTTTCACAAATGATTTTCTCTCCAGGTCCTTTAGTTTATAAATTGAGACAAGGATTGAAAAATTTTAAAGAAGGTGATCATTTATTATTAACAGGTGATCCTGCTCTAATAGGTGTAGCGTGTTCTATAGTTTCTGATATTACAAATGGTAAATACAATTTATTAAAATGGGATAAACAAGAAAAAAAATATTATCCTATTTCAATTAGTCTATACGAGAAAGGAGAAATAGATGAGCATAAAACATAATATAAAAATAAAAACATTTACAGGTAGTGGGTCAATTAATTTTGAAGAAGATCAACAAGATGCAATGAAAAAGACTGACAACATACAGTCTCTAGCAGATCAAGTTGAAAGATTAGAATCTTTAAATGCAAGACTTGCACTACAAGAAGACAATTTAAAAAATACAAAAAAAGACATTGAAAGATTATCAGGTGAGGTCATACCAACCATGATGTCTGAAATGGGTTTAGCTGAATTAAAACTTGAAGATGGATCACATCTAAAAGTTTCTACGTCATACAAAGCGCACATAACAGAGGCGAATAAAGAGATGGCGTTTAACTGGCTTCGTGACAATGGACTAGGAGATATTATTAAGAATGAGATCTCGGTGTCTTTTGGTCGTGGCGAAGATAACAAGGCAGCACACTATGCTGATCTTGCGAAGGGTCAAGGGCTCTCACCGACACAAAAGTTGAAGGTGGAGCCTATGACTCTGAAAGCGTTAGTCCGTGAGCGTATTGAGGCAGGTAACGAAATGCCAACGGAAATTTTCGGTGTATATACCGAGAATAAAACAACAATAAAAAGGAACAAATAAAAATGAACCAAGTAACAGAGAAAAAAGAAGGAGCATTGGCAATCAATATGTTTGAAGCTGATGCAAACAAAGGTGCTCAAAACATTGCGCAGGAAGATCTTGCGTTACCTTTCCTAAAAGTTTTGGGACAACTATCTCCTGAAGTAAATAAAAGAGATGGTAAATATGTCGAGGGCGCAGAACCTGGCAAGATTATAAATACAGTTTCTAACGAAATGTATAATCAAATCAATGTCCTACCTGTCTTTTACAAAAGACAGTATATTGAATGGCAAGACAGGGGTCAGAGCACTGGCGCACCTGTTGCTATCCATGAGGCAGACAGTGATATCATTAGTCAAACCACTAGAGGTAAAGACTACAAAGATAGATTACCAAATGGTAATTATCTTGAAAACACTGCGAATCACTTTGTGATTCTAATGGGAGCAAGTCCAACCACAGCTTTGATTTCTATGAAAGCTACTCAATTAAAAGTGAGTAGAAAATGGAATTCAATGATGATGGGTATCAAACTACAGGGCAAAAACGGTTTGTTTACACCGCCAACATACAGCCACATTTACACTCTAAAGACTGTTCAAATGTCTAACGACAAAGGAACATGGTTTGGATGGGATGTCTCAAAGGTTGGACCGGTAGAAGATAAATCAATCTATGACATAGCTAAAAGCTTTGCTGATACTGTTGGTAAAGGTGAAGTTCAAGCTAAATACGGAACAGAAGAGACTAAAGATAGTCCTTACTAGAATCCTAGGTAGTGGGCGTTGAAGCTAGCGTGGAGACGCCCACTTTTAAATTATGTCAGTAGAAAGATTTAAAAGTATATTTTCAGGATTAGACCGTGCGCATGGTGTCACTTATGTAGACAAGAAAGGTGAGGACGGACAAAAGATAAGAGGTAAATCATTTGTAACAAGAGAATATGTTACTGATGATATGTGGTTAAAACATTTACAAGGCACAGAACCAAGCCTTGGTATTATTCCAATAACAGATAGCAACACCTGCAAGTGGGGATGTATCGATATAGATTCATACGCAGGTTTCGATCATAAAAAATTAATAGAAAAAATAAAAAGTTTAAATTTACCACTACTAGTATTTAGATCAAAGTCAGGTGGTGCACACGTATTTTTATTTACAGCTGTATTTATAGAAGCAAAACTAATGCGAGATAAACTATTATCGATTAGTGCAGTGTTAGGATATGGTGGATCAGAAGTTTTTCCAAAACAAGTAGAATTAAAATCGCAAGATGATACAGGAAATTTTTTAAATTTACCATACTTTAATGGTGATGACACAACAAGATATTGCTTTAATCAAAATGGTGAAGCTGTTAATCTAAAAAGTTTTTTTGAATTGTATGATTTATATAAACTTACACCAGAACAACTAGAAAAATTAATTGTCAAAAGACCAGAGTCAGAATTTAGTGATGGTCCTCCTTGTTTAGAATCCTTAACACAAACAGCTATTAAAGATGGTAGAGATAGAATACTTTATCAATACATACAGTATGCAAAAAGAAAATGGCCAGAGAATTGGCAAGCAAAAATAAATGCATTTAATTATAAATACTTTGCAAGTCATCCTGATGGACCACTGGAAGATAAGATAGTACAGGGTAAAATAAAATTTAATGATGGTAAAGATCTAGGATTTAAATGTAATGAAGATCCTATGTGCAATCACTGCGATAAAAATTTATGCAGAACTAGAAAGTTTGGTATAGGTGGTGAGTCTGTGTTTCCATCACTTACAGACTTACAAAAAGTATTATTAGATGAACCATACTATTGGGTTAATGTAGATGGTGAAAGAGTTAAACTAGATAATATAGATTATCTTATGGAGCAAAGGTTATTTAGAAGAACTGTAGCAAAACAAATAAATAAAAAACCACCAAGAATCACAGTTAAAGAATTTGAAAAATATACAGATATGTTATTGCAGGGTGTAGAAGAAGTTGATGCACCTGTAGGATCATCACGAATTGATCAATTAAGTAATCACCTTGAGGATTATTGTTTACAAAGATCTATAGGACACGTTACTAAAAAAGATATTATTAATGGTGCTGTGTATACAGAAAATAGTAAACATGTATTTACTTTTCATAGGTTCTTTCATGGACATCTTACTAAAAAGAAATGGAAAGAGGACTACCAGGTCACGCAACAAATGCTAAAAGAGCATTGTGGATGTGAAGAAGGTAGAATGGTAATAGGTAAAAAGAAACCATCTATAATGAAAGTAGATGTTTTTGAAAAACCTGAAGATCAATTTACACAAAAGAAACTAAAGGAAGATGATCCATACTAATGAAAACTATAGTGTTAGGTCCACCGGGCACCGGGAAAACTCATACTCTTTTAAATAAGGTACAAGATTATTTAAAAGATGTAGACCCAGATAAGATAGGTTACTTTGCTTTTACAAAAAAAGCAGCAAACGAAGCCAAAGCAAGAGCTATGGATAAGTTTAATTATACAGAAGATGACCTTCCATACTTTAGAACACTACACTCATTGGCATTTAGAAAGCTTGGTATAAACAAGGACCAGGTTATGCAGCGTCGGCATTACGAGGACCTGGGTAGAAAATTAAATTTATTTATAGATTATAATGAACACGATGAAGAAGAGACTGGTTTGTTTACAACTAAATCAGATTATTTAAGATTAATACATCTTGCAAAGCTACGAGACATTACACTTGAACAACAACTTAAACTTGGAGAACACAACACTGAAGTTAGTTATGATACGCTTGTGCATTTAAAAAATGAATTAGATAGATACAAAAAAGAATACAGTCTTGTTGATTACAATGACATGATTTTAAAATTTATAAATTCAGACGCATCACCAAAGTTTGATGTAGTATTTATAGATGAAGCACAAGATTTATCTATGATGCAATGGAACATGGCTAAAACTATTTGGAATAAAACAAACGATTCTTTTATTGCAGGTGATGATGACCAGGCAATATTTAGATGGGCTGGTGCAGATGTAGATTCTTTTATTACACAAAAAGGTAAGCTATTGAATCTTACACAATCAAGAAGAATACCAAGAGCAGTGCATGACTTTGCATTAGGTATAATTAAAAGAGTATCAAACAGAAGATACAAAGAGTGGGCACCAAGAGATCACCAAGGATCATTACGATACCATGACGATGTTAAAGATATAAATATGTCATCAGGTAATTGGTTGGTCCTAACTAGAACCAGACATATGTTAGAAGATGTAGAAGATGAAATGAGAGAACGTGGTTGGTATTTTGAAAATAGATTTAAAAGAATGCCAGAGAAAGATGCTGCAGATGCTGCACTAAAGTGGGAGCACTTACGTCAAGGTCAATTGATGTCAGGAAAAGAAATAGAATCTATCTCCCAACAAATAAGTTCTGTGTCTTGGGATAAGCAAAAATTAAAATCATTAGTCAAAGAATCTTTTTATGGGATAGACTCACTAACAAAAGACTATGGATTAAAAACTAAAAACGTTTGGTACGAAGCGTTTGATGATTTAAATTTTAGAACAAAAAATTATATACGTAGCATGCGTAGAAATGGTGAGAACCTAAAAGATAAACCAAGAATAAAATTATCAACAATACATAGCGTCAAAGGTGGTGAAGAAGACAATGTAGTTTTACTTACAGATCTAACAACTAATACAAATAGATCGTATCGTAAAAATCCTGATGATGAAACCAGATTATTTTATGTGGGTGCAACAAGAACAAAAGAGAACCTGCATATTGTAAGACCTAAAGACGAAGAAAAATCTTATCCAATGGAGGACTATGAGTAAACCATACGACAAACAGATCGGAGGATCTCACTATCAAAAATATAAAATTCAACCAAGTAAGTTCGTAATAGAGAATGAATTGCTATATCCAGAAGGCTGTGCTATAAAATATATTATAAGACACCGGGACAAGGGAAAGAAACAAGACATACTAAAAGCAATACATTTTTTAGAAATGATAATCGAAAGGGATTACAAGTGATACAAAAACCTTTATTCAGTCCACAGACCGAGTGGATACCACCACAAGATTTTCCTGATTTGTCTGACCATCCAGAAATATCTATTGACTTGGAAACAAAAGACCCAGAATTAAAAACTATGGGCTCTGGATCTATTACAGGTCGAGGAGAGATAGTAGGAATTGCATTAGCTGTAGAAGGTTGGTCTGGATATTATCCAATAGCTCATGAAGGTGGTGGCAACATGGATAAGAAAAAGGTCATGGATTACTTTCAAAAAATTTTAAATCTACCCTCTATCAAGATATTTCATAACGCTATGTATGATGTGTGCTTTATTAAGGCTGCAGGGCTAAAAATCAATGGTCAGATCGTAGATACCATGATTGCTGGCTCTCTCGTGGACGAGAATCGCTTTCGTTATGATTTAGGCTCTATGGGTCGGGATTACGTCGGAAAGGGCAAAAACGAGGCTGTATTGCAGGAAACTGCAGCTGTTTGGGGCGTCGATCCCAAGTCAGAGATGTATAAGCTACCAGCTATGTATGTTGGTGAATATGCAGAGCAAGATGCAACGCTAACCTTGCAGCTCTGGCAAGAAATGAAAAAAGAAATACAGCACCAAGATATACAATCTATTTTTGATTTAGAGTGTGAACTATTTCCTTGCCTCGTTGATATGAGATTTTTAGGAGTTCGAGTAGATGATGAAGCAGCGCACAAATTGAAGCAAGAGTTAGTTGGACAAGAAAAAGAATGCCTACACAAAGTAAAAAAAGAAACACAAGTAGACGTTCAAATATGGGCAGCAAAGAGTATTGAGCAAGTTTTTCAAAAACTTTCCCTACCATACGACCGCACTGATAAAACAGATTCTCCATCATTTACAAAAAACTTTTTACAGAATCACCCCCACCCACTAGTGAAACTAATTGCCCGGGCTCGTGAAATAAACAAGGCCCATACCACGTTCATTGATACCATATTAAAACATAGTTTCAAAGGAAGAATTCATGCAGAAATTAATCAATTAAGATCTGATCAAGGTGGTACAGTTACTGGTAGATTTAGCTATAACAATCCAAACCTACAACAAATTCCTGCACGTAACAAAGACCTTGGACCAAAGATAAGAAGTTTATTTATACCTGAAGGTAATAAGAAGTGGGGTTGTTTTGATTACTCACAACAAGAACCTAGACTTGTTGTACACTACGCAGGTTTACAGAATCTCTATGGAGTGGACGAAGTATTGGATG